CAAAATTCTTGTCAAAACTTCGTCATTTAAAACTTAAAATGAGTAAATTTTGCCGTAATATAATCGTATATACGTGGAATACACTCTGCCGAGTAACCCAGGTTCAATTGTCAATCAAATCGCTGATGATAATAGGAGCTGCTGGAGGCGTCACCGTTTACATCTGGAGATGCCGCTCGCGCATTCTGGGCGCTACAACAATCGGGTTGTATCCCAGTGTTCTAAGTTCGTTCGTACCAAGACTAATGCAAAATGTCATTATGGACCGTACTCGTAAAGTTATAAAGCGTAACTTCTACCCACTTGATGGATTGAATACCGTAACACCATTCCGTCTAAGTGACAATGGACACCCTCAATCAGGCTCAGTTCGAGACGCCGCTAGGCAAACCATTCAGACTTATATAAGTGCTAATGGATTGACCATCTGTGAAATTGCACCTAGTGGTTACCATTCACCGGAACGAGTCATAGGAGATTACTTCGCACCAGCCGACCTCGATAGAGCTCTTCGAAAAGATCAGCCAGTTGATACTGATGTTATTGTAGGCATCGATGTTGATTACTACATCAAGGACATGTCACAAGTGTTCCAATATTGTTTGCCATGCATTTTTCACAGTTTTCAACCACAGAAAGTGTCAGGTCGAGATGGTGATTCCCACTACACGATTGTTGATAATACAATCGACTATAGTGTAGGGGGAGGATCCATGTGGAAACATCAAGTTTGGAACTGGTGTGCAGCAGGAGAGTTCGTTGAAACAACAATTGAAGCTACCACCATCGGAGGTGTCATAGGACGTTTTTTCTTAAAATTCTGGGAATAAGACAAAGTCTTTATACCAAAGTACATCATGCAAGACCATGGGTTAACTGCCCTGATAGAGTTTTTGTCTGGACAATACCACAATACACTGTTTGGAAATTTTGGTTTCTTCCTAATAATATTCACGCTCGTCAACTGAGTAGAATTCAATATTCTGATCCGACTCGTAAGGGTTGGAATGTAATAACATACGTTGATGAAAACGCTGAAAAGATGATTAATTTCGGAAGAGCTGGAGAAGACCTTAGTGTAACCATAGAAAAGGAAACATATGATTTCCTTATGGGATTGTCCACACAACAATCTGTATCAACTAGAATGTATGCTTTAGGAATGAAAGACCCTAAGAAAATGTCCCTTATATGTCAATACTTTACTGGAAAAGTGCCGTCTGTACCTAGACCCGACTGCATGGTACGAGCTAGTGTCCCCAAAGCCCACTGGGCCGTGACCTCAGATGCAGATATGCCTGAAATAAGTGCTAGAGCATATTCTGCACCCATAACCACCGATGAGAATAAGATGCCTATGATCAAAAGATGGGAGTCCATGTCACTTTCAATTGATAGAAGGGTAACTTTTTACGCGAATAAGAAGATACCTAACGACCAATATAGAATGTTTGCCATGGAATTTGTCAAGCTTATTATACCAATACCACACAAAGGTATTCCCTACTCCTATTATGAAGTGGCAGAAGAGTTAGATAAACCTTCGCAAATCATCGCGTTGAAACAAATATGGGAAACTGTCGATCAGAAACCCCGCAAGATCATTGAATCCTTTTGTAAGAATGAACCTACAAATAAACCACCAAGAATAATATCTGCCTATCCTGATATAAGATTCTTATTGAAGTTCTCACGTTTCACCTTGAAATATCGCAATGACGTTCTGCATTCAGAACACAATGAACATTGGTTCTGCCCTGGTAAGACTCCTGAGCAGATTGCTGAACTGATTTGCCTTCAAGCTTCACAAGCTAGTAATTTGGCTGAAACAGACTTCGAAAATCTTGATGGTTCTACTTCCTCTTGGATTCAAAAGGAAATATACATGGCTGCCATGTTGAGGTATTATGATTTACAATTCCACGAGGAAATTAAAGAATATGGAAGTTTCCTTCTTTCTATACCAGCTTATGCGAAACGCTTTAATTTCAAATATGAACCTGGATATGGAGTTAAGAGTGGATCACCACCAACCTGTGACCAAAACACACATACTAGTGCCTTCGTTGAATATGCTGTACTCCGGAAAAAGTTTCCATTTATGAGCGTTGATGAATGTTTCCGTAACATGTTAGCTAAATTTGGAGATGACGGCATCACGTACGCTGGTACTGGTAATGAATACAACAAGGTGTGTAACAACTTAGGTTTGAAAATAAAATATGAAACTTGCAAACCAGAAACAGGAGTAACATTCTTAGCTCGAGTTTTTGTAGATCCTACCACAACAAACACCTCAATACAAGATCCCTTACGTACTTGGAGAAAATTGCACCTTACAGTTCGAGATCCAAATATACCAATAACAACTGCCGCTATGGATAGGTTGGATGGTTATTTGGTGACGGATGCATTAACACCTGTTACATCGCACTACTGTAAGATGATTAAGCGCAATTACCAAACAACTGTGGATGAAGATACTAATCGCTTCACCAGAATATCCAAGGATAAGGAGAAATCATACTGGTTAACAAATGGAGGTGCATGGCCACAAGCAGTAGCTGACATTCCCTTGATGCTAAATTGCATCGCTGCAAGAACTGGATTTGAAGCAGAAACTTTGTTACAATTCTGCGCTCAAATGGAAAAGTGTCACAACCCTTGGGAGTTCCAACCCCTCAACCGAGATGAAGAACCTAATCCATATAAGGATACTCTCGGTGATGATGGTGAACCATCGGAACCTGTGGGCGATCATCAAAGAGAAAAAGATGAACAATCAAAACAGACAAGAGCTGATCCAGGAAATAATCGCCGAGATCGACCGGGACATCGGTCATTTGATCGAAGTGATCCAGGACATAAAGATAGAGGACCCCCCCATCCAGCGAGACCTCAACAGTTTCGTGACGTGCATGGGAAAAGCGCAAAAGACAATCCACAACGCAATCAGCGCACTGAACCAGAAACCAAGAATGGTGCTGGCTCTCAGAGGGGAACCCCTTCCACCAGTGGTTTCGCAGAGAAAAGACCAAATAGCCGTCCTAAGGATGGCTCTGCAAAACCTGGAAATGTTGGAAGAAGCTCAAGCGGGACCAAATGAAGATTCCAAGAAAACAATAACGTTTAATTTTACAACTGAAACTATTGAACATTAATATGTTCCAGCCGAC